GACACACTCGTCAGCAACGCGATCCCATAGATCACCATCACAAACCACGACTTTTACTCTGTCGTCCGTCCACGCTTTTTTGGCATAAGGACAAAGAGCAAATCCCACATCTGGATCAACAGGAGTTAAATCCTCCATGATCCATCGCTCTATGTATTTCTCCACTTTGAACCACCACCTCTATTTTTGACTTTCTCGTATAGCCTCCAGAGTTTCCTGAACAGTAATCTCCTTTCGCTTACTAGGATCATACTTACACTGGTATTCGGAGGGAATAAATTCGTAGGGGTTAAAAAACATGCTTTCGATAGTATTGTTCTGGCCTTTGAAGACGCAGACTATTTGCTTGTCCATGCGCTCACATTTAATCTTTCGGCAAGTCGTCATTTGCTCGGCAGACGCTGAATGAGCTTTAAGAAGCAAAACGAATGAAGTTAAAACAGCGATACCGACACTGATTAGAGTAATCCATGCCACAATCTCTACAAACTTTCGACGCTTCTCTCGCTGCTTGTACAAAGTCTCTTGGCGTTGTTTGCGGATTGCTGCCTCAGTCTTGATCAAATCATTCCAAGCGGACTGCCCAAGAGTAAGGCTAACCCATTGTTTTAATTCATCTCTTTGGGCTTGCGCCTTTCGTTTGGCGGCGAACACTTCCATAGCTTCTTGCTCGACAGATTTGCCAGCAAAAAGTTTGCGAAATATGGGTGGATTTTTTGCTTCGCGTTCTGCTTGGTCTAAATCGCTTAGCGCACCCATCCACCTTCCGATATCGGACATCATGGATTCAACGTCGCGACCTATGGCAAAGCCTTTTTTGATGGTGGCGAAGCTGGCAGAGGCCAGCGCCATTGCGCTTGCGGGGTCCATCAGTACACCTTCTGATCTTGCCTCGCTGTATCAGGGAGGCAGTAGGCTGTAATGGACTTTCCTTGCCCCGAAAGTCGTTTAGCGAAATACACGCAATCGTCTACATTTCTAAACCTGAGTGGCTCACCCTTCACTTTAACGCCATCAAGAAAAACGTATAAGACAAAAACGTGGATTATCTCAATCTTGTGGTTTTCCTTCTGCGATCTAAGACGGCCCCACACCCTCTTGCGATCATACCGTCTTTTGGCTGACGATTAACCTTACGCTTTCTTGGCTGCATTTCTGCCGCTACAGCGCCCCCATTTTCCATCTTTTTGGGTTTTTTACTGGCAAAAGTTTTTACGTTTGTTGGCTTACCACCAACGCCCTGTGCTTTTGCTCTCTTTCTGGATACAGCGCTTCTTATCTGCGACTTTGACATTGACCTCGCTTTTGAGCGAGGCACACATTTAGGATATTTTCTCTTAGATTTTTTAGCGGATTTACGGCCACAAGCTTGGAATTTGCCGTCCTTCTTAGGAGCGCCAATATCAACCCAATCACCCTTCGGGCCTTTTCCAAACCACTCTTTAAGGCTCATTACCTATATCCACCACCACGTTTCTTGTAGGTACGAACAAGCCAAGCATTTGCGTAAGCACTTGGATATACATCAAATTTTCGCTTTGCCTCGGCCTTTACACGCGCATACAAAGCCGGGTTTGTTGGCTTTGGTGATTTCTTACTTTTAGACTTTGGCTTTTTTGGTGCTTTTGGTGCCATCTCTTATCGCCTCCTTGCCTTTGCGAAAAATTTTAACGACTTCATTCTTACCCATGACCTTGGCTCTCTGCTCTGCCACAGTCAAGATTTGTATCTTTCTTGCAAAAGGCTTCTTAATTTTTTTAACTTTTGCGACTGTCGCTCTAGCATCTGCTGGAGTAGCAAATTTAATTCTAACTGTGTCTCTAGGGTTTTCATCAGTGTAGAGCCTACGTCCTGATCCTTTTGGTTTTTTACCTGTGCCAACTTTGGGATCTCTTGTCTTTTTCTTAGCCTTTCGCCTCTTCTGAGGTGGCTTAGATACTTGTCTGCTCATCTGTGAACGGCCAATAGCCATTAGATCAATTGCTCCAAACCTGCGGCGACAACAATAAGAACCATTATACCCCACATACGACTATCCAAAGACTTTAGCTTGTCCTGTATGTCACCATACCTTTGACTGCATTCAGCCTCATGCTTCTCTAAAAGCTTCAATACTTCTTCGGCTTTCATTAACACTTCCACCTTCTACGAGCTTGACGCAAGCGCGAGTTTGGATTTTTCGCTGCCTTCGGAAACTTTTTCATCTGACCAGCAGAACGAGCGCAAAAAGACTTACGTCTCTTCGCGGCTGCGCTACCTTTCTTAACCTTACCTGTAACTGCTGTTTTAAGCTTACTTCCGGGGTTTGCCCTTCTATAAGCTGCCACACCAGCCTTAGTCATTCCCGCCCCAGCTTTTGTGGGGCGGAAATTCTTTTTGTTGCGCGGCGGCATCTTTGCCTTGCGCCTAGCCATTAATTATATTCCTTACGCATGTAAAGAATGATGGTGTAAGTATCTGCGCTAGAATGGCCAACGGTGGTAAAGTTAATATCGCCGGTCTTTCCACTACCAGCGTTATTCGTTAAACCACCAAACAACGAGTAATCGTGGTTGCCACTCTGATTTTCACCAAGTTCAATACAGAAAGCATCTGAAGATGCGTCAAAAAGAATTTGCACCTTCATGCCAATGCACTGCCACCAAATCCTTTCAATGACAACGCCTGTGCATGTTTTTTGACTAGCTGTATTAGAACCCAAAGGCTGCAAAGAACTAACATCAACCTTAGTGACAGCGGACTCACCGCTGCCATCACTAATGTTAGTAAACTTCATCACGGCATAGAGATCACCGTCGATAAGAGTCTGGGAGGTTACGGCATCAGCCATTTACGCCTCCCTTACTCTACGCCGTTATTGGCCATCGCGTATGTCAGGATGCCTGTAAAAGTTCCGCCAGTGGCCGCAGAAGATCCTACCTTGCCAGTAACGGTAGCATCAGCCGCGAGGCCGCCAGCGACGGCCAGAGCGCCGTCAGCACCCTTTAGAGTTCCTGTTCCGTCAGCATCAACTTCGTTGAACAGACCATCGTCGTCAGCAGATGTGCCAATATCAACAGTCGGGTTAGTGCCGCCAGTAGCGCCGCCAATCGTCATAATTGAAATCGGAATCGCACCAGCCGGAAGAACCAGCGTCTCACCGGAAGATGAGGAGGTGCCAATGCGAACATTTGTTGCGGAAGTTTCAGTCGGATCAAAAGAGATCTGAACGCTTTGAGTCATCACACCGGGGGTGTGCGTACCCTTAGAGCCGCCGCCGTAAGAGCGGACAACACCTTGGAAGGTTGTATTTGCCATTTCGTTCTCCTGTCTTGGCAAGTGTCAGCCGAAGCTGTCAGGGACACAAAAACTATACACAAAAAAAGGGCGGCTGAGAAGCCGCCCCTTTCCGAACATTTGTTCTGGTTTATGCGCCCGGCGAACCGAACACACAACGCGGATCAGAGAAGCCGAAGCTGTAACGCTCACGGGCCTTGAAACGCATGTTACCAGTATCGAAGTCAGCTTCCATATTGGTTGCCATCGGGGAACGCTCAAAGTGCTTAAAGCCATTTGGAGCGTCCGTCTTGATGAAGAAGGCATCCGGGTCAGTGAGGAAGTGGTTGATGGTATAACCATCAGGCAGCATCCCCATGTTCCGAAGTGCGTTCACATCATTGTCGGCAGTACCAACGCGGAGAGTGGACTCAAGCAGACGATCAGCTACGAACTGAAGCTGCGGAGGAATGATCAGCTTTACACCACGAAGGGCAATGATCAAATTCCGCTCATCAACGAAAGTGGAGATGTCAATAAGAGCATTCTCCAGCGAAGTTTCGTTGAGGTCAGCAGCCGTAGACGGCTCGTTACGGAAAGTACCACCACCAGCAAGCGGGTGGTCAGTAGCGCAAAGCTCCTTACCATCACCACCAGTAAAGTTGCTATCGAACGCATTGTTAAGCGTTGCAGCAGCTTTTACCTGCTTGGTATGGGCCATGGAACGTGCCAAAGCACGAGTGTAACGAGCGCCAAGGCGGTCGTATAAATTATCTTCCAAAGCCTCTTCCGTCAGCGCGAAAGCAAGCGTGACGGTTTCGTGGGTGTAACGAGCAGTGAATGCTTCTGATGCGGAGTCGAATTGCACTCCAGCACCTTCAGCTTTCGTCTGCGCGTTGCCAAAACCGACCAACATCACTTCTTCCTCGAATGCACGATCAGAAGTTTCAGTCTCGTAGATTTCAGCATGCTCGGCATCGTAACGATCATATTCCATTCCGAACAGAACGTTGAGGCCGGGTTCTAGCTCTTTCGCTAGTTGGGCGCGAGAAATAGCCATTAGTCAGCCTCCTTATGCCAAGCCAGCCGTGCCTGCTGAAAACAGGTGATTGTTAATAATGACGATAACGTTGGTGTTAGCCGACGAAACATCACTATTCTCCGGGTCTTGGGAGATATCAATCGCCTTCAGAGGCAGGGTTGCGGTTGTGGCACCCGTCGTAACGTCAAGCTCTGCGCGAGAAATACCGGAAACGGTGTCACCAGCAGTCGCATTAACGATATCGAAGTTACCGAAGAGATCTGCTACCGGGAAGGTATCATCAGCCTGAATCTCATACACAGCATGAGGCGCATCAATGATGAAAGCCTCAATGTCAGCCGCAGCAGTAGACGCAGGGTAATGATTGGAAAATCTTTCCTTGCTAGTAGACGGATCAGTAAAGCGGCATCCGTTAAAAACACCCAAAATAGGACCGGAATCACCATCAGCAAAGCGCTCAATGCCACCACCAGTAACGACCTTAACCATGTCGCCTTGGAAGATAGCAGTGCCATAGCCACTAGCAATGCGGTACTTGTTCTGCATGTTTTGTAGGTCGGAGCCATTGCCTGAACGCGCAAGGCGCAGGCCGAAAGCGGCATCTTTGTTTGCCATCTTGCTCTCTCCTAAGAGTCAGCTACCTTCGGTCCACCAAAGGACACAGAGGTAGAACGTTGCGGTTTAAGCTTTGGCATCGCAGCATTGGATTCACGCATCCAATCACGATCCACAGCCTC